ACTTGGAGTGATTTCGGATGCGGTAATTGGGGTTGTTTTTGGATTTGCCATTTATATTAGTATTTTTATATTCTTATATTTAAAATTGAGAAAAGTTTCAATTATTTACGTCAAAAATATCGAAATCTTCTCTATTATTTTGAAGATAGACCCTTAGATGCTGTCTTAGATCTTTTGTTGGATAAATTTTAGCCGGTCCTTCTGGACCAATATGACATAGGAATCCTCCGTGAGTTTCTAAACCTATTTCATCCTCTAGCATCAGTCTATATAAACTTACCTGAATAGAATACTCATTTAAATGGTTTTCCCATAAATGAGAGAAAGGGTGAAGCAGTTTCTTATACTTTCCATTTGGATGATCATCAGACTTAAACTCTTTATTTGTTTTCCAGTCTCCTATTAAGAATAGGACTTTATTCTGTTTAGTATCCCACATTAAAAAAGGTTGGTCTATAGTTCCTGCTAATCTCCATTTCCGAGAAAATATTTTTAATTCGGAAGTTAGAGGAACTAGATTCTTAAATCTGCTGTCATATAATTCCATGAATTTGCCAACTCTTTCTACTAATCTTTCCCCGTCTTTTTCTAGATCTAGTTCTCTCTTTTCTCCACCCCAGAAATCCTCAATCCATTTATGAACTTTAGTTCCAAGATCGTTAGCAACATTTGCTTTCCCTTGCCACTCTTCTAGAATGACAGAAACATCTACTCCCCTTTCCCTTGCTTTTCTATTTGACCAATATTCCCTGTCAAAAGGGACTTTGAATCTCTTGATAAAACCTGTTACAGAATCATACTTTATATCCTTATAGTGATAGGTGTGAGCCCCCTCCTCAAAGACGAAATTTGGATCTTTGAATACTGAAATTTTACTTAAAAATTCCTCTTTAGTTGAATTTGTAATCATAATTAATTAAAAATTCCAACAATCCAAGATAATATTTCCGTTCTGTATGAAAATATAAAAGCCAAAGCAGTAACTTCAGCGATAAATCTTGCGATCCAGAGTAAGGACAATTCTCTAAATACAAAGTAGTAAATTACCAGATAAGACTCTTCGTCTGTTCCCTTAATTGGATTAATCAAAGGAGCAAGTAGTTCTTGCAAACTCATTTTTGTTAGATAATCATTAATGGGTCTAATCTGGTCAAAAACAAACGATGGTCTAGCATATTTAGGGAAGTCTGGGGATTCAGTTACTTCAGGAGGAAGATTTACTACGGTAAATATTCTTCCAAACCAATCCTTTCTAAGTCTCAATTTCGACCATTCTGGTGAATCAAAAGACTCTTTTTTGATTGTGGAGAGGTATTCTCGATATAGTCTTATTTCTTTTATTACTTTAAAAAGTCTAAGCATAATTTTTTGGATTTCTTCATTATAGTGGAAAAAACTATTTAATTTCCTCCATCTTTAATTTTATTTTGTTTCTTGCTCTTCTGATCCTTGTTGCTATGGATCTCTTTTTAATTCCATACTTATCAGCTATGTCTTTATACTTCATTCCATTGATCTCTCTATCGATCATAATGTCTCGGTATAAGGTAGGAAGAGATCTTATTTCCTCGATGGCAGTTTCGTACATATCGTCTATACTGTCCCCGTCGTGAGCAAATTTCCAAAGTGGATCTTCTTCAATAGTGTAGGATGGATTCTTAACTTCCATTTTAGAAGAAGAATATTCCAAATCATCTAGGGATTGAGTTACGTATTTCTTTCTAGTCTTTAGAATCAGTAGGGATTCATTCCTTGCTATGTTATAACACCAGGTGGAAAAATTTCCTCTTGAGCTATCGTATTGGTCTATTTTTAGCCAGACCTTGGCCATTGTGTTTAGGAACGCATCTTCTGCAAGTTCCGAATCTTTTAAAATAGTGTAACAGTGATTTATCACTCCGGGTTTCACCCTTTCAAACAGATCTTTAAAACTTCTTTCGCTACGGAGCTCAATAAAACTGTTAGCAAGTACCTGAATGTTCTTTTCTTTCTTTTCTTTCTTCAATTCTTTTTCCATGTTTTCTTATATTTCTTTTAATTTTTTATTCAATCTCTTTAATTCTGACAATTTCTATTCCTGCTTCATGGAGGAATTTTATTGAATCTGTCTTTCTATATAACTCCTTAAATACAACTCTCTTAATTCCAGCTTGAATGATTAATTTAGAGCACTCAAAGCAAGGAGAAAGAGTAACATAAATTGTAGCTCCGTCTGAGCTGTTAGTGCTTTTAGCAAGTTTTGTGATCGCATTCGTCTCCGCATGGAGAACATAAGGGAGTGTAACGTTGTTTTCGTCCTCACACTGATTCGGGAATCCTGACGGACTCCCGTTATAACCATCCGAGATGATGGATTTATTTTTAACAACTAAGCATCCAACCTGGGTTCTTTTGCAGTGGGAATTTGTCGCCCACATTTCGGACATTTTTAAATAGATTAAATCTGTCTTTAGGGTTTTCTCAGATTTTATAATTCTGATGAGATTCTCTTTCTGCTCAGAAGAAATAAATGTTCCTTTATTTCCATCTTGCGGAAGTGACCAAAAGGGTAAATCTAATTTTTCCGGATGATTGGCCAGTACATATTCGGCCGTTTCCACATTTATTCCATTGTTTGTCATAGTTTTCTTTGATACAACTAAATATACGGTCGCCCAATTATCTAATCCAAAGAAATTTAAAAAAAATTATTCCAAAATATGGGAATGTGGTCTATATGGCTTATTGTCCCTTATATTCAAAGGTCCATTTAAGGCTGAATTCATAGAAGCAAGAAGAGCTTTTATATCAGCTATGTCCTGAGCAGTAATTTCTGTTGACTTGTCCTTGCTAGATTCATTCTTTTTTTCTCCAGCTTTAGATGCACTAATTTTCTCTGGCTCCTTAGATTCCATCGGTTTTTTCTCATCTGACGGGGTTGTGGTTTCCTTATTTACAGGGGTTTCTGTTTTTTCCTTAGCAGGTGACTCTTTTTTCTTTCCTCTTATCTTAGCTTTTAATTCAGTCCCGGCTTTTTCTATTTTAGCTTTAACAGATAATTTTTCAGGTTTATTTTCAACAGAAGCCGGAGAGGTAGAGGAATCCTCGGCTTTTTTCTTTTTTATAGCATCGGAAACCCCCTTAATTGTAGACCCTAAAGTAGTTTTCTGAAAAATCCTCTTCGACATCTCTTTTAGATCGATATTTTTCTCTGCATTTTTTTCAGGGGTTATCCCAGGAGTAAGAGATTTTAAAGAAGGAGGTTCTTTTTTCTCCTGAACCCCAGCTACCGATGAATCTAAAGCTGAATCTTTCTGTACGATTTTTTCCTTCGACAGATCAGAAAGAGTGCCTTCCTTATTTGTATCTTTCCCCGATATTTTTTCTCTCAGCCTGCTAAGAAGACCTTTTCTTTCCGTTTTTTCTTCCGCAGTTTTTTCTTTCTCCGCCTCTATTTTTTCTTCCTTAGATTTCTTTTTAATGTTGAGTTTTTCTAGTATAGATTTCTTCTCTTTCTTTTCAGCTTCTTTAGATTTCTTTTCTGCAGATTCTTTTTCTGCCACTGCCGCTTCTTCTTTCTTAGCTTTTTCTTTTTCCTTAAGACCTTCTGTACTAGTAACCCCTTCAACTATAGTAGAATTTTTTTCTTCTTTTTTTCTTCTAATTGACTCTACTATACTACCGGCACTAGACTTTAAAACTCCGGAAATACCTGCTTTAGCAGCATCCTTCAAAGACTTTGTTTCCAGTAAAGTTTTTCCAGCATTTCTTATCCCTGATAATCCAGCTTTTTTGATCTCATTATTTCCTGCTTCTGAATTTTTCTTGAAAGTTTCAAGAAATTTAGAAAACATGTTATCTTGGCTTTTTTTAGTTTCTGCTATTACCTTTTGGGGATCCGAGGTTGATGATTTATTCTCGGTTTTATCAGGTGCAGCTTCTTTTTTCTCAACAGATTTAACAACAGCATCCTGGACCGATGAAGTCGTTTTGTTCATTGCTCTTATTTCTTTTACCAGAACATCTAGATTTCTGGTAAGGTCAGAAAGCTCTTTAAGTATTTTTTGGGAAGAATCTGCCACTAAAAAAGTATTTTTCTTTTATATATCAGAATTTTACTGCTTAGACAAATTGAATATCTCCTTCTTACCAGACTCTTCTGCTATTTCTCTATTTTCCTCCTCAACAGCAAGATTCAATTTATCCAGCCAAATTTGGTATTCGTAATAAGGAATAGACTCAACCCAAACCGGATCAAGACCATGTTCCTTCCACATTCTGAACTTCAGATCAAAGAAGTTCTCCAAAGATATTTGAAATAACGAAAAGAGATTTGAACCCGAAGGGAAACGTTATTGGTGCGGCGACCTCAGCACCGCAGGTTGGACAATTTAGTTTAATATCTAACTTTGTTCCGATTTTAATAGCTTCTGAAAGTTCGTAATACAAAGAAAATTCCTCTTTAGACCAAGAATCCGATTCTTTCATTTTTTCGCTTATTGTTCTGTAATTAAGACCTCTCCATTCTTCGAAAATAAAAGGAGCAATCTTGATAAAGCTTTCGTCAACTTCAACACCTTTTCTTTCTGATTCTACAACAAAAGAAGTAATCTCGTCCATGATTCCTATGGAAGGAACAGACATTCTAATTTCTTTTCCCAATTTCTTTACAGGTAAAATAAAGAGTCTATCCATCGGGGAATAGTATTTCATAATTTTTGAGTCTATCTCATAATCGGATAAAATACCAGTTCTTAGCTCTATTCCGTTTGATAGGGGACAAACGTTTTTATCTTCACAATTTGTATCTGGAGTTATAATTATTCTATTCTCACCTTGAACAAAAGTTAAATCCCGAATTGCCATAATCAAGAAGAATCTATCTTCCTGTTTTAAATCCTTGAACGAAACTACTCCTTCTCCTGGATAATGGATGGTACAGCATTTACTTAATATGAAATTAAGTTTCTCGTTTAAATCTATTAGATCATCCTCATCTATAGTCGAATAATGTCTAATCTCTTTAACTTCTGCTGCTCTAATAGCAATCTTTGTTCCGTCTGGATAAAACCATCCTTTGGAAGGAAGAATATTAAGAGGTAAATTTTTCCATCCAAAATCAAGACCTGGACTGAATTGAGGTTCTGGGTCAGGCCTACGAATTCTATTTTCTACTCTTCCTAGACTAATTGGTTCTTCCTGATAAACAGAGACTGGATCCATTGTATTTCGTGATTCCAAAGGCTCTTTAGGCTCTGACGGAGGAGCAGGTTCCAAAACAGGATCATCATAAACGATTCCGCCTTCTCTTTCTTTCATAGAAAGTATTTCTTCTGGAGATAATCCTCCTAAAATTCCTTGATCTTCTAGTCCCATATTAAATTATTCTTTATATTTTATATACCCACATACAATAAAAAATGGATATTCTATATTTTAGAATATCCATCTCGAAAAAGTTTCGGTTTATGAAATTATTATAAGAATTGATCTTGCCAGTAATCTGCTTTCCAAGAAGTGTTTAATTCATATAAGGTTTCCCCCGCACCATAATTTAAAGCCATTTCATTTATTGATTCAGTTAAGAAGCAATTGTTAAGACTAATTCTTCTGAATACGTCCCCTTGCTTATTGAAGATTGAAACTACCATAGATCCAACGTAGTCTTTCTTCAGACCCATCGCACCAGTTAATGGATTGTAAATTAAATCCGCCCATTGTCTCATGATCTTATAGATGATCATCGAATTTTGTTCATTTAAATTTACTTCAAAATCTACGGAAAAAGTAACTGAAGTATCTCCAGGAGCTCCTCCTGCATATCTTCTTTCAGCAAATTTGTAATTCTGAACAGCTGCACCTGATGGTTGTATGTCTACTGCTAATCCTGATATTTTCTTTACCTGTTGGGTTAATATTCCCTCTCCTTTGAACCTTGTATTGGCCAAAGTAACAGCAGCAGGAGGGGTAATGATAACCTCGAACTGGTTTAAATAAACTGGTTCGTAAAGTTTAATACCTGCTGCGGAATTCGTAAAATGTGGTAGTCCTGCCATTTATTTTTATTTATTTTATAAGAACAGATCGTCCCAATAGTCTACTGCCCAAGTCATATTGATAGCGTATAGTTCAGTTGAAGTATAATCTAATTCCATAGCATCTATACCTTTCAAAGGAAAACAATCTCTACAAGTTATTCTTCTAAATACATCCCCTTGCTTATTGAAAACTGAGATGACAATAGTTCCTGTGTAGTCTCTTTTTAAACCCATTGCTCCTGTTATAGGATTGTAAATCAAATCTGTCCATTGTCTTAGGGTTTTAAAAACATACATAGAATTTGCATCATTCAAGTTAACCGAAAATGAAATTCCCAAGTCAAATGTTGTAGTATCGGGTTTTGCTCCTGAATAGTTTCTAGTTGCAAATTTATACTTCTGTTCTACAGGAGCCGGAGTTTTATCAACTGCCATCCCGTTTATATTTGTTACTTGCTCTAGTAGAATATTACCACCCAGAACTGGTCCAGGAGGGGTAATTAAAACCTCAAACTGGTTGAGGTAAACAGGTTCGTATTTGTTTATCCCAAACAGTGAATTTTGATAATGTGGTAATCCAGCCATTCAGTTTTTTCTTATTTTCTATATTTATCCAACTTCTTTAATCTTTCAAAATTTTCAGATTATGCGAACTGAATAAATCCTCCTGCTGCGATTCCTCCGGTTCTAGTAACAGTGATTCTGTTAATGAACTTCTGGATTCCTCTTGCTGGCTCAAGGATAACGTCTATAATACCGATGTTTTGATCAATTACTGAAGGTGGATTGTTTGAAGCATCCATGATTACTTGGTAAGCATAGATTCCGCCTCCTGATCTAACTCCATCAAGGTAATTGTCTACCAATGTTTTAATTTCAAGTCTGATAGAATCTTCGTTGAAGTCAAACAGGTAGTTGGAAAGAATTTGTTCTACATCATTCTCAACACTGATTAAAAGGTCCCTAACGTGCACTAGGCTGAACGCTGAGTTAACTGTTTGATATCCGGTTTGGTTACCGAAGATAACAACGCCTAGGCCTCTCTTTTTGATTATAGGGTTGATACCGAAAGGCTCCAGATAAGATCTATCTTCTAAAGTGAAGTCATATTCAAGTCCTACTAAGTTTGTTCCTGCAATAGTTCCTCTCTTTTGTCCTGCTACGATTGCGTAAGGTTCTCCGTTTGCAAATTTAGCAACGAAATTGTTGGAAACAAATGCTGCTGGTGGAACGTTCACGTTTCTGTTGTTCTCTCTTAAAGTAACATAAGGAGCATAGAATGCTGCGAATGAAGCTCCTAAAGCTTGAGTTGGTAAAGAGAAAGTATATGATGGGTTCAGAGCTAAGTTACCTCCGTCTGCAATATATTGGGTTTGTAGTGCTGGATATGGATCAGCTGCAGTAGGTGCTGCTGTAAATCTAGGATCTACAGATTCTTGGAACTGAGCCATTGAAGGTGCATTAATAAATGCAAGTGCTTGTCCTCTCATCATTGCCAATTTACTCAATTGGTATTTAGAGTTCGGAAGAATCACTCCACTAAATGTATCTACGAT